GTAAATCAGGTGTTGAAACATTTAAAGCGTATGAAGCAGTAGTTGCGTATGAAGCACTTATTGCTGTATCTGCTGATGTAGCTACACTTGCTGAATCCGCATTTACAACATTATTAACTGTAATGTTAAATGTGCTTGTATCACCTTTTTCAAATGTAATAGTTGCATCTGAAACTGAGGCTGTATATAAAGCATTTGTATCAACTGAACCTGAAGCACTTAAAGCATATAAAGCATAAGAAGCAGTAGTTGCATAACTAGCACTTGTTGCTGTTGCTGCTGTACCTGCTGATGTTGCATAAGATGCGCTTATACTCGAAGTAACGTTGTTTATAACGCCGTTAAATGTTGTTCCGTCGCCCTTGGTGAAAGTAATTTCTGCGTCGCTAAAAGACGCTGTTTTTAACAAACTACCTGTATCAGTAGGAGTAACATTTAAAGCATAAGATGCTGTTACAGCGTAAGATGCTGAAGTAGCACTCGCAGCAGTGGTAGCATAACTTGCTGTAGTTGCATTATCGGCTAATGAGGCAGTAATTAATAAACTACCTGTTAAATTGCTTCCTAATCCAGTTTGAAGATAGCTACCACTCTCTTGTATAAGGTACTGGAAGGATTCTGAAATGTATAAGTTAGATAAATTTCTGCTCATTTTCTATTAATAATTTTTAGCCCAACCTGGAGGTGGGAACTGTGGGTATCTTGAATCTGTAATAGGTAAACCACATTCTACTGCTTGTTTCCAATGATAACCTCTAACACCATAGCGCATAACAATTGGGCTACGGAATTGAGATCCATAATCTGGATACTGTTGATATAAGAAACTATTCTCATTCAACTCAGGGAATGTATTTGTATTTTCAATTAAATAGTTGACTAGTTTTTCTGAGTACCAATCCATTTTATTTTTAACAGATTCGCGTTTGCGGTCGTACCAAGTACCATCAACTTTTTCACTATTTTCTCCACCAGTAGGCATCAATAAGCCGTTATTACGGCTTCGCATATAAATGTATTCTAATGCCTCATAATACGCTGCGTATAACAAAGCATTTTGTATGTAATCATCTACCAACGTTTTATAAGCACCTGTTAAAGTATTTGCTTGAATATCACTAAGAATTTTTTCATACAATACAGTACCAGTTAAACGTTGTATATGAATGTCTTGTGCTTCACGCACAGCATTAGTAAGCAATTTGTTATCAACATTATTGTTAATATCTGTAAATTGTCTTAAATACGCTTCGCTAATTATAAGAGTATCAGTCATTATTGTATATTTTCTATTGTCACTTGTTGGTCAGCATCTTTTTCTGCTTGTTCAATTTCTGCTTCTAAAATATTATCATCACCTACTTCTGATTCATCTGAAGTAATAACATCAACTTCTTCACTTCCATCAGTGTAAAGTTTTAATTGTTCAACTCCTAAAGCAAAATCAGCTCCTGGATTCATTAAGTAAAGCAAATATTCTAAACAAGATAAGATGTCTTGTTGCATTGGTCTAACTACTGTATTTAAGAATAATAAATAAGCGTCAGTGACCTCTGTTCTTCCTCCTAATTGACCTTCAGTTTTAATACCTAAAATCATTGGAGAAGTAATTCTATGACCAGTCAAAATCTTTTGCATAGTCATATCATTAATATCTGTGTAATAACCATCAGCTCCATTTGTTGGAATTGGAGTTATTTGAGGAGCATTTTCAGGACTGTCCACGTCCATATAAATCATTTGTCCAGCATTATCAGTACCTTGATACTGTAATCTTAACATTGATTCAATAGCACTTCTTTCATCTTCATTTGCATTAGTAAAAGTAGTGATCGCTAATGAAGGAGTTAATCCATTTCTCATGTTGTTAACATGGAAATTATCTACTTCTGTATCTAACTCAATTACTCTTAAAGCACCTACATAATCAGGTAAACTGTAATAACGTTGTCCTGGTCTGTAAGGGTTGTAGATATATAATTGGTTAGGTTCTTCTTCACGTTTCTCAGGATTAAATACAGGCAAATATTGTTTGTCTTCTAAACTAATACTTCCTCTAAATTTATATTTGTTATCCCATTCATCAGATATAAAGTATCCAGGAATTTTACCTCTGTGATCTTTTTCTTTAGCTCTGACCCATGAAGCGTCAATGTGGTATACTTCAGCAATTTTGGTTCTGTCCATTGACCAAATTACTTCAAAGCAAAAATAACCAAACAGCTTATAGTCCATAGCTGCTTTATCAAAAATGTCATTCCAGGTTTCACCATCTGAATTTGCTTTATCTAGCAATTCAGGCATATCACAAGTTAATCCTTCTCCTGTAATGCCCTCCACTGTTGCATTTACGCAGGTATTATGAATAGATGAATTGTTAAATAGGTGAATTAGTTTACCTGGGAAATCGTTATACTCTCCGAATTTGATGAAATGATCCTCTTTGGTCTCAAATGGATCAAAGCGATCACTTGTAATTCTGGAGATTGTATTAAATTTAAATTTATCCATTGTAGGTATAATAAGTTCCGTTGTACGGAGATAAATATGAAGTTATGTCAGCTTGATTTGAACCTGAAACATAAGCTCTTTCTGTTGCTAATTTAGTAGTTCTAGTAGCGCCTCCTCCTGTTCCATTCCATTTAACACTAGTAGCGTCCCATTTTGTTGCTTGGGCAATCCAAGTACCTAATGTTTGTACTGCACTGTACTCATAAATGTTAACATCATATTGTCCTGATGCTGTTGGAACTGAACTACCAGTAATAGAAAATACTAACCAAGGATTACTTCTCCCAGTTGTATTTAATACTGTTGCAACTGCTCCTAATAAAGTTGATTTATCATATGATGATGTAAAATCTAAAATCACCGAAGACAAATTAGCCGAAGCTGTTTCCGGTGAAGGATAAATCGCGTTTGAGTTGGTTTGTTGGTTATAGCTAAATTGAAGCATATGCTATTTTTCAACCAAGTAAGGGGTCACGTTATTAACGTAACCCCCATTTTGGTTAGATTATACTTTAAGAAATAGTGATACCAGCTAACACTCCAGCGAATGTGTAAGCACCATCTACCAAGCTACCTGATACCTCAGATGCTGGTTCTGGCTCTTGACCACTGAATGTTAAATTGTATCCGTTTAGATCTCCGAATGCAGTTCCAGACTGACCAGTTCCTGTTAATAATTGAGCGCCGTTTTCTTCACCAATTAACCAGAATTTACCTATACCATCAACAGATCCGTTGTTTGTTTCAACGATAACTTTCAAGTTAGGGTTCTTAGCTAATACACGAATCTGATTTCTTGTAGCTGATTGCATTTTAAAGAATACAGCATTTACTGCCTGATCATAGAACACAGTTCCATTTTCAGGAGTTGAAGAAATGTTTTCGGTAAAATCAGAAGTCTGACGGAATAATTCAAATGTATAGAATACTCCTGAACCACTGATTGTGTCGATGATACCTTCGGTAGCTCCGCTAATTTCACTAATCGATCCAGAAAGGATGTATAATTTTCTGATACCACCTGTATTGTCTCTACAACCAAGTGTGAATCCTGAGGTAATGTCGCATGTTGCCATTTTTTATTTCCTTTCTTTTAATTAGTTAAACATTAAGCGCGGTCGTTTGATACCCAATACTCAGGGAATGCAATGTTCACACCCAACTTAGTTGAGATTCTGTGACGCAAAGTATCTGAGTTGATATCGTACCACAATTGGAATTCAGAGAAATCGCTCATCAAGTCAGTACCAGCAACAATTTGCTTAGCAGGACCTAATACTACACGATCAGAACCTTGCAAACCTACAGTACCAACAACTTTGATGTTCTGGTAAGGGTAGTTCATTTGAACCAAGTTGCCACGGTTTTCAACACTTGCAGGATCGAAGAAGAAGTTGTTAGCAGCTCTGATACCAGCAACATACTTTCTGAAGTTAGAAACACTCATGAAGAAAGTCAAGTCGTCGCGATCAGCTACGTCAGAAGACAAATTCTCGATCATAGTGTCCATTACAGTCAAAGCGTTAGCGCTTGAGAAAGCAGAACCTGTAACTGAAGATGGAACAACTACACCTGAAGTAGAACCAGAAATCAATACGTTCAAACCATCAACAGCACAAGTACCGCCGAAAGTAGAAGTAGAACCTGATACTTGCTGCCACAAGAATTGATCATTTGCTTTTTGAAATTGGTTAACCAACAATGTTGAGTAACCTTCAGCCAACTTCCATGTGGTGTTGTACGAGCCAGGCTCAAGTGAAGAGATACCTAAGTATTTAGTATCCAAATCTTTCAAACACAAAGCGTCGAAAGATGTACGTGGACATACTTGGATGTTACGTTGTGTGAATTGGGCTGATCCAGAAGCTGAAGATACACAAGTACCATTCTGCATATAAAGGTCTACTTCGAACAAGTTGATAGGCTCTAAGTATTTAACACCTTCCTGAATGGTGATGTATTCCATTGTTGAACCAGCATAAACAGTTTTCAATAATAATTCGCCTGCGATTTCATTGTTAAAATCAGACAAGGCAGATACGTTTAAGCTCATTTTAATTTAATTTAGGGGTTATTTTCTTTTGTTTTTCATTGCTGCCTTCATCATGTCGATTTTGTCAGCGTTAAGTGGTTTGTAAGCTTTGAAAGCTTCCATTTTGTCATTTGTTTCTTTAGCTACAGGTAAAGTCTTTTTAGCAGCAGGAGCAGCAGACATTTTCTCCATCTTCTTTTCGAACTCGGCCATTTTGTCTTTCATTTTGCCTAATTCTTCGTTAACGCCTTCTACGATGGCTTTAACTACATCTTCGATTGCAGGAGTCATTTCGTCTTCAACACCTTCCACTTCAACTTCAACCTCAGCCATTTCTTCTTCAACCACAGCCTCTTCAGCAGGCATTTCTTCTTCCATTGCGGTTTCTGTTGCAGCAGTGATTTCTTTTACTACGCTATCTTCAGTGACAATTTTAGTTCCGTTTTCCAATTCGTGTGTACCGTTTGGAGCGTCCATTTCTTGTCCTTCTGTTGTAACGACAGTAACCTTATCACCTACTTCTAAAGTATCACCTGGGAATTTTAAAGTGAAAGCACCATTGATGTCTTTCAATTCGCCAAATGCTTCTGCTACAGGAGCCTCAACCAAAGAAAAGTGTGATTTTACTAATTCTTTAAGTTCTGAGTTTGTCATTTTTGTTAGGGAATTTATTTGATTATACATATCGGCAGAAAAACTTTCTTCCATATTTAGTTGTTCATAACAAATTGCGGCAGCCTGGTCTTCAGGGTATTCGCCTTTCAATTTAGATATGCAACGACCAATAAAGTCATCACGTTCCTCGCCGGGTTTTCTAGTTGGGATTGGCATTATAATTTATTCATTAAAATCTTTTGAGCAAAATATCCTTCAACACTAAAGCCTTTTACTTTACCTGTCTTAACATATTCGTCCCAAACTGATTTGTTTTTAACTTTGTACATTCCGAACCATTGTCCTTTAACTGGCTCGTAACCATACAATCTTGATTTATCACTATTAATATCTTTAACTAACCAAGTTTCAACTAAATAAACTTCATCTACTTTTTGGTCACCATCATGTTCAATGTTAACTGAATCAACTAACTTATCTTCCATCATTTTATAAGCTAATTTCTCAATAGTATCTTCAGTGAAGTAAACATAGTATTCTTCACCTTCTTCATTGATACGAGGAATTAATTTATTAGGAGTCATTAGTGGACCCATTAACATTTGTTTTTCTGCTAATTGAGATGCGAATGATGCTTTTTGTCCTGTTTGAGTATTCAATACAGGATTGTTAACTGTTGTTGCATCAAATATTCTTCCAGATTGAGCTAATGGTCTTCTATTTTGAGGGGATGAATCTTTCTTTCTAAACAATAATTCTTCCCATCTGTGTCTGCAGTTAAAACTGCCTTTATACTTAAATATATCGTAAGTACCAAACTCTTTATTTGCACTTGACAAAGTTAGCGCAGCAATATCTTCCTTACGGAATATAAGGTTTTTTTCCATTAGTTTAGCACAGAACGATCTAGTGTTATCATCTAAAGGTCCTGAGTATCTATAACGTACTTGTATATTTGCAAAATCAGCTTCTGATGGCTTACCAGCAGATGCTTTAATTGCAAATGCTGCTTCTTTCATTACTTCATCTACATTGATAGGCTCATATTCTTCTAAAAATGAAGGAAACGGAGTACCTACTTTAGACAATTCTTCTACTATAGCATCTTGTATATAATCAGGCAAGTCAGCTAAAAATTCTGCTGATAATGAACCTGTTACTTCTGCTGGATAATCAGGTAATGCTGTTACATCAATAGCAAAATCATCTGGTTTTTGTATTTTACGTAGGTTTTCTACAAACTGACCTACTACTTGTCCTGTTCTAGTTTCAATTAATGCTACAGGTCTATCTTCACTTGCATTCAATGTTACATCTGAATCTGGAATATTTACTTTACCTTGTGTTCTAATTGATTTAATTTGGCCTCTACCTCTATCTGCACCTTCTTGTCTACCTGCATAAGTCCAAGAAACATAATCACCAACAGATAATCCCATTGCTGATTCAGCCATTTCTTGTTTAATTAATTCTTCAATAATTACTCTCTCTACATTATCAAACTTATGTTTTACAGCATAGAAAGCATTGTTTGTAACTGCACAGAATTTATCTAAGTATTCCATACGTTCGCCTATTCTCATTCCTTCTAATAAGTCTTTATTATAAGTGAATTTAGGCATTAAATATTCTGTATAAGCGTTACCTGCTAGGAATACAAAACGGTCTTTATCTACGTTAAAACTGTCTAATAACGCCTCATAAACACTTTCAGCCCACGCCATACGCTCTTCAGCAGGCATGTCTTTTAATGTTTTATCATACGGCTCTATTACTTGGTCTAAATCAACTAAACCATATTCAGCAGACAATATTTTAATGTATTTGTCTTCTGTTTGTTTACGAGCAAATGATAATGATTTTTCAAATAATGCTGAATCGTATAATTCACAAGCAGCACAAGCATAATCTTTCTTTTGAGCAGAACAGGAAATTAAATAGATGTCTCTTCCTTCTGCTGCAAATTGCATTACCTCATCTTTAAATTCAATTCCTGCCTGTCTTAATTTTTTCTCAGCCCAAGGTAAAGCAGCAGGGCCGCCCCAAAGCAAATAACTAATATATCCACAAGCATAATAATCTTTTCTTGATTGAGCTAATTCATAATTATCTTTTTGACGAATTAAGAATGAGCGCATTCTTTTAATTGTATCAATTGATATAGCTTCGCCATTAGCTAATTGTTGTGCTCTAACTTTACCTACTTGAGTAGCACATTTGTTACCAATTTCCTCATTACGTTTAATACCCTGTTTAGCAGCATCAATAGCTGCTTGAGGATAATCATTATAAGTTTCAAATTGGTGTTTACCAAATGCTATAAAGTCTTGTTCGATTGCTGGTGACTCAACTAATGCTACAGCATCAATACCTGCCATTAATGAGTCATCTATTTTTAATTCAACGATTTTCATTTAAAATTTCCTTCTTCTTTGGATTTGTTGATTAGCTTCAAGTCCATTAGCTACATCACCTGCTAATACATAGGTTCTAATAGCTCCTGTATTACCTGGACTTGTTTGTATTTCATTTCTAGTAACATCAAATAAACCACCTGGCGCACCTGTTGCTACTCCTCCTGCTGATGGAACACTACCTGCTGAAGGTACAGTTGGAGCAGTTGTTCCGCCACCTTTACCTAATACTTCTTTTGCTTTATTTACAGCACCTAATACTGAAGCAATTTGTGAAGCATAGAATATAGGGAAAGCAAATGGTGCTAATGGACCTGTTGCTTTAGCTCCTTTTTGGGCAATATCTAAACCTTGAACAAATCCAAGAGCAGTGTTAGTTGCAATTTCTGTTAATGCTGCTGCTTTAGCAGCGTCACTTCCTTCTTTAAATAATCCTGATAAGTTACCTACTACAGATTGAACAGCTTGTAATCTTGCTAAAGTAACATTTTCTATTTCCTTTTCAGTTTCTTTAGTTGTCTCAGCATCCTTTTGTTTAAAAGCAATACTTTGATCTAATAACTCTTCTTGTAAATCAAGAGTTGATAAACCATAAAACTCTCTTAATGCAAGTAGTTCTTGTAGTTTCTTTTGTTCCTGCTCATATTCTAATCTATCATATTCTGCTTGAGTGATTAAACGAGCATCTAATTGTTCTTTTAAAGTTATAGTTTCTTGTTGATATTTTGCTTCAACAGCTGCAGCATCTTGTTCAAATGCCTCTGTTCTACCCTTTAATAAATCAATTTCTTTTTCAGTTTCCTTAGTTTGTTCTTTTTTAGCTTCTGTATTTTTAGTTACAGCAGTGGTTTGAGCAGTTGTAGCGCCTCCATTAGCTGAAATAGCAGCTGTTTCTTCATCAATTAAACTAGTTAAGAATTTAGTATCTTCTATTTCTTGAGCATTTAAACGAGCTAACTCATTATTACTCTCATTTAATTTACCTTGTTCTTGTCTAAATTTACTTAATGCCTTTTGATATTCTTCATATCGTTCAGGATTTTCTGCTATTACTCTAGCAAATTCTTCTTCTGTAGGCAATACAAAATCAGCTGTATTTGTAGCACCTAAATCATTAACTTCATTTAATTCTGCTTGAGCTTTTGCTGTATCCTTTGTTGCTTTATCTATTTTTTCTTGTAACGCAATTCTCTTATTAATGTTCTTAGCAGCAATCTCAGCAATTTTATCTTGTGCTGCTCTTACTCTTGCTTCTCTAATTAACGAATCAATTAACTTATCTTTTTGTCTTGTTAAAGCAGCTGTATCATTAATGTCTTGAGTTAAGTTACCAAAGTAATTAGGATATTTTTTATTTAATTGATCTAAGGCAGCTTGACGTTCTTTTTCTGATTTTGTTTCATCAGTAACAGCACGAACTAACAAATTAACTTCTGTTGTTTGTTGAGCTACAGCTGTTGATATAGCATTCATTTCCTCATCAGTGTACCCTAATTCTTCATTTAGTGTTTTAACTTTAGGAAATAATTTATCAAAGTTTTGAATTAACTCTACTACACCAGCTACTAATAAACCAATACCAATTGAAGCTAATGCTGCTTTAAATGCTTTAGCACTTATAGTTCCTGTAGTGAAAGCTGTTTTTATTGATTGACCTAATTCATTAAATGATGGTCCTAATAATTTATTTGCAGCTACAACAGCGTTACTAACATCTCTTAAACCTGAAGTAACAGCAAGTAATCCTAATATTCGTTTTTCTACTTCTTCTAGTTCTTGAGATTCACCTCCTAATAAAGTAAAAGCACCTGTGGCAGCAGTAACGGCACCTGCTAAACCAGTAAACGTATCTACTAAAGCAGTTGCTCTTTGTTCTTTGTCTAAAGCTTCAAATCCTAATTCTAAGTCCTTAACTTCATTACTTACTGTTTTTAATTGTTTTTGTAATCGACGATATTCGTCAGTGCCTATTTCCGTTTGTTTAAGTTGTTGTAGGAGTTGTTCTTGAGCAGTTTCTAAATCTTGTAATGATTTGAGAGCCTGTTTACTACCTACTTCTATTTCTACTTCTATTACTTTTGCCATTATCTAATTGATTTAATATTAGCTATTACTGATGGAGTTGCTGGAGCACCATCAATTGCTCCTGAACCTGTTGCAAATAAAGATAATTGTGTACTATCTGCTGCCCAATACAATTCAATATAATCATTATTGTTTTGTGATTGACCTATAAATTGAGCTGTCATTAACTGGAAGTTAGGTTCAGTAGCTGATTTTCTAGGTCTTAAAGACATATAAGTTGTTGAATTAGGATAATCAACACCATTGTATTTAATCCAGAATGCAGCATTATGAACTGCACTATCTGTATTTTGTACTTGTGCTATATAATTAAATTCATATACACCTGGTTTGTCAATATAAATTCTACTACCAGTTGTTGAAACACCATTTGCTAAACTTGTTTCTCCTAATAATACTGATTGTGATGCATCTGGAGAGCCTAATGTTTGAGAACCAGTTGCATAAAATGAACCATAAGCTGCATTTTGAGATGCTCTAATTACTCTCCACTCAGTAACAGTTCCTCCAATTGAAGCATCAGGGTAAGTTCCTGCTTGTAATTCAACCCATTGATTTGGAGTATCTAAAACATATTGTGTACCACCTTCAATTGTATCTGTTGCTCCAAATGATGAAATAATAATTTTACGGTTTACATTTATATTAGGAGATGCTTTAAATAATATAGATCTACCTTGTTGTTGTTGACTTACTATTGTAGGTAATTCAATTGTTGCTGAACCATTTCCTCCTGTTAAATAATCAAAATCAACTGTGTAAACATATTTGTATAAAGCATTACCTGAATATGCAGGATAAGTGTCTCCATTTTGAAGTTGTAATTGTAGACTTTCTCTATTCAAATACATTCCACCTTCCATGTAACTATCCCATAAGATATTTGTACCTGTTCTATAATCAGAACCTGTAAAATTATCATCAGGAACAATACCAGTAGCTCCAATTATTGTATTACCATTAAATCCAGTGTAAGTTTCTCCGTTACCACCTATTGTAATAGTATCTACACTAGAAGATAAAATTAAGTCTCTACCTCCAATTGTATTTGATGCATTACTATACTTAATATCTGTTTGTATACCACCTACTTGATTTGAAATAGAACTACTTACAATTTCGTTCTGATATGCACCAAGTAAAGCAACATTAGCAGAGCCAGATGTTATAGTGTTGTTAAAACCGTTTATAACCGTTATATCATTAATATTTCGTTGTATTGTATTAAATGTACCGTCAACTGAGATATATTCGTTTAAACCGCCTATAGTGTTGCTATCTCCAAGTATGTTTGATTTGATAACACTTGAACCAATAAAGTTATTATCACCTACAACATTAATTTTATCTGCTGAAGAATCAGCTTGTGAGTTACCTAATATTGTTTGGTTTTTAAATGTTGCTTGTAATGGTTTTAAAGTGTCCCATACAACAGAAGTACCATAAACAGTAAATTTATCTTTAGGTGCTACTTTACCTAAATCATTTGAACCAGTAAATATTTCACCTGTTTCATAATCTCGATATTGTCCTGTTCCACCCTCAATAATATCATCAAAGTCTAAAACTACATCTTTATAACCCTCAGCATAATCAGGATCACCTTTAAAGTAAACAATTCTACGTCTTGGGAAGTATAATTTTCTAGGTAGTGTTTTTAATAATTCAACTGTAACAGATTCTTCATCCATTAAGTTAGCACCTGATATTTTGTTTATACGATAGTAAGAACCATCAATAAAAATCTTATCATTTAATCTAATATCACCTAGTTCCGTAGGATCTAATAGTACATTACAAGTAAGTAATCTAGCATCAATGTCATAAATTTCATTTATATAAAAAGACCAATATTCAAAGAATGCTGAGTTCTTAACATTTACTTGACTGTTATTAATAAATGAAGTATGGTTTAAATTTCCAAAATGTAAATCCTTACTAGTGTCAAAATCAGCAGGTGAAGCATTTGAGTGATGAAATAAACTATATTGTGTTAATGTATGTACTACTCCATTCTCATCTTTTACAAAATATCCTCCATAAGTATTTGTTCCTCCAGCTACATCTCTACCTTTTAAAGCAAATGAAGTATCTGTTAAACCTAAATTATAAAATAACCTTGGTTTGTATTTGTATGGAGTTAAAACATTACCATCTTTAGACTGTGCTAAAACAGGTAATATCATTTGTGGGGCACCTGGTACAGTACCCATAGGTGTTGAAGCAAAATAAGTACCTATTTTTCTTTCACCTTCAGCTAAGTCAGAATCTGATTCATAAACATACTCACCATATTGTGTACCTGTTCTGTTTGTATATTCAGTATTATAAACATCACTATCTTCTTCATCACTAAATCTTATTTTTCTAGGTTGATTTTGAAGTGGATGTCTAATTCCAAATTTAATTTCTCTATCTACTTTATCAGTCCAATCAACTACTGTACCATTATCTACCCATGTATTAAATGGTTCTATACTAATTACATTTCGTTCTGTAGGTACTGGTTCAAAAACTAAATTAAACTTTTGTATAAGACCTTGTAAGAAATCTTCAGCACTAGTATCAGCTTCAAAAATATTTCCAATATTAACATTACCACCAATAACAGTAGCTGGAGATTGTCCTTCAAATCTAGTTAATTTTTGAGTACTAGATTCAATAGTCATTACTCGACCACCTATAGAATCATAAGTTCTAGTAGCATAAACTTGTACTGTGTCTCCTGATTTTAATGGTATTGTAACAGGTCCTAAAAATAATGTTCCTGCATTTGTATTTGCTACTCTACCCATTGCAATAGCATTGGATTGAGGTTGACCATTAACATAAAGTTCTAAAACTAAAATATCATCTAATGGTCCTGTAGCACCAGTAATCTTATATCTAACTTGAGTATAAAATGTATAATCACCGTCTCCAGCAGCTGTGTAAGTATCTGTGCCGTTATACCTATTGCCGTTATCAAACGTTTCTGTATTAAAATCTATTTTTGTAGCTACGTTATCTGTAATTGATTGAGCAATACCTTGATAATAAGCTTGAAACGATTGTGATGTAGGAGAAAACGCAGCTGAACCTAATTTATCATCTTGAGTTGAGGCAACGTATATATCATTAAAGTCTGCTGACTCAAGGAATGATGAAGTATAAGTATAATTTGTTTGTTCAAATATTTTATCAACAACAGCTTTTACTTTAAGTGTTGGTTTAAAATAATCTAATGTTAGTGGGTATTTATTGTTATCAAAGTTCCTATCAGCTCCACCAGCAACAATTTGAGTACTACCAGTTGCATTATTTTCATCATATCCATAATTAATTAATGGATAAACAATATCACCATTAAATAAACTGCCTGACCAAGAACTAGTTACGTTACCATAAGTTAAATTATGATCATATTCACTCCAATCAATACTTTTCTGTAATAAAACATTTTGTATCTGATATTTAAAGTCTACAGTTTCATTAACTACTACTACATTATAAACAGTGTCACCTTGTTGATCTGTAACAATGTTTTCAACATACATTCTACCAGTGAATATTTCTTGACCATCAAATAATACTTGGCAATCTAAAGTTTTAGTTAAACCAACAGATGGTGTAGCTCCTAAATTATCAAGGAAACCAAAGAAATTCTGATTTATTTCTGTTGCTGGTAATTGGAATGTTTGAGATGATACTCCAAATACAGAGCCTATATCACCTGACTCAATAGCTGACATATCCAGCCTAATTGGGTCTGGTTCAAATAGATCTAAGTCTTGAACTGTTCCGTCTAAATTTGTTGCTCTTAATATTACTGCCATTACAATCTATGTTGTGTATCGTTTGCGTATCTATATTCAGCTGTTAACTTATATAATTTTTGTGTACGTGGATTTGTTTTTTCTACTACACTAGTATTAGTAATTGTTATAGGTAAAAATACAGTACCACTTTGTATGTACACGTCTGCAGAATAGAACATTTCAATTAACAAATCAGCATATGTTTGATTAACCCAATCTGATTCTGCTGTTCTAGCTCTGCTTATTTTATTTAAGAAATTAGTTCTACCTCTTCTTGATTTATTATAAGGTGCAGTTGCTGTAGTAGTACTAAATGGTACAAATATTTGTTCGTATGTAGAACGATCAATTTGAGATGTTGTAGATTCTGCTAATGTGAAATTATAATAATCCCAAACACCATATTTGTTTCTCCAAGCAAATCTAACACCTGGATAATCACAGTTTTCATCTACAATATTAAATTTATAAGAACCATACTTACCATTTTCATTTACTGAACCATCAGTTGCTTGTTCATAAACATCAATTGTATAATATGAAACACTAGATGTTAAATCAATGTTTTCAGGTCCTGTACCTAAATGAACTAAACGTGTTGCTGCACTTTGAGACAAATAAACATCTGACCAAATTTGGCCACTTGATGTTCTTGGATTTAAGTTGTAAATAATTGATTGGGTCAACTGCGAATCAGCACTGTTATACTGCGTTATATAAGCGCTATAAATGTCTTGAGCGTTATTTGCGTTGGCTGGTGTGTTTCCATAGAGTGTGCCGTTTAAAAACGATATAGTATGGTAATCTCCAGTTCTAACAGATTGTGTAGCTGGGAAATCAGTTAAACCATATTGTCTGGTAAATGTGTTATCATTTATAAGTTCATTTTCATATTTAGAACCACTATTCCAATTCCAATTTACTTTATCATTAGGGTCTAATACACCATACAAATTAAATAAATAATCTGTAGATTTTACTGCTGGAGGTAAGTTTGGAGTTGAAGTTACTCCATTATAAAGTGATGCTGAACTTGATACTGAGTATGAATATTCTTCTCCAAATAGTATTTTAAAATCAGCTGCACTAGATGTGTTAGGAGCAAAACCAGATACTGTCCAAATGTTATCTGTTGGTCCTAAATTAAATGTACAAATTTGACCTAAATCAAATACACCATAACTTGATGGATTAGGTTGTTGTTTTACTCTTTGTATTAATGTATCATTAGCATCTCTAACATCACACACATACTGGAACTGAGGTCTATTTACCTCAGAACTACTAATAGCATATACTAAATTATTATTAGCTATGTTAGGTGATGTAGGGTATTGTTGTATCGATATTGCCATTTTACTTTGCTTTTAATGCTTCTTCAATTATTACAACCATATCATCTTCTATATCAGTATATACATCTTTTAATACTTTTTCAATTGATACATCTATGAATGGTTTTGGTTTATATCCTCTTTCGTTTATTTTTCTAGTGATTAAGAATGCAGCTGTTTCTAATGATACTCCTCCTCTAGGAGTAATATTTTTAGCGCGCATCCATTGAATAATTCTTTGACGCCAAGACTGTTTAGGACCTCCTGATCTACTTCTTGATCTACCACCGTCAACAGCGCCACCATATTGTTCCATACCAATTAATAACTTCAAACCATATTCAGTATCCTTAACTGTGTATGAAATTGATTCTGATAAGGTACCTGTAGCATTAGATTTATTCTTTTTGAGTGTATCTCTCATTTGAGCTACTATTAACTCACCTGCTCTACGTAATGCTTTTTCTAATGGTTGTGCCATAATTAGGTAGTTGGGAATGAACAATAATCTAATACTCCTGTTTCTGTATAATCAATAGTAGCTACCCAGCCATAAACTCTATCGTTAAATGCCTCATTAACTGGTGTTATATTGTTTAAAACAATAAATGAATCCTGTTCGTAAGGACCTAAATTAAAGTAAGATAAGACGGCATATAAGTTCTGCTCACATTGAGACATTACTTGTAAATAATCTGATTCTGTTAATTGAGGAATATCAAGTGAATATAATTCAAATGTTAATGTTCTTGTTCCTGACAATCCGTTTTCATTTAGAACAATACCTGGTGATTGTAATGGTCTTAAGAAAACATAAGAGTATTGAATGTTTTGAGATGTTGAATCTAACTTGTCAATGGTACCATAAGCAAATTCATGTATTGCAGGAGTAGCATTACAAGCCGTTTCAAATCTCTCTACTATTTGCTTAAAAGTATTCATTATGCTTTAGCTAAGATTTCTTCTACTACGTGTTTATGAATTCCAAACAATGCAGCTATTCTATTAACGTCCATACCTGAGTTAGCTCTGGCAATAACATTTTCTTCCATTTTAGTTAATTTAGGAGCAACTTTATCAAACGCCTTGCGCTTTGGAATTGTTTGCTCTTGTTCTTTATTATTTTCTAAATCTTGCATTTTGTTTTTCTTGTTTACGTTTTTCTAAAATTATTTCTTGTTGTAGAGATAAATAGTTAAAAGCAAATATAGTATTTACGTCTGTGACTGCTTTATCTCCTGTGATGGATAAGATGGAGGACTCGCTAAGGTCTTTGAGTGTAAGTAACCAGCCATAATGCTCTGCGATAGTCGTTTCCTCTCGTTCATCATCAGTTTCATTTTTGTTTGTATCACTTCCATCATTGGCTCCTGGAAATAGGTTGCTAAATCTTTTGAGGACATTGCCGCGGTACCTAAAAAAAAACCAAGAGCACCTAATGCTATCTCAGCTGGGAATTCATCAAATTCCTTTGCAGCACGTTTCCTTGCAAATGGATCATATTCCTCTATCTCATAATAATCAAATATATTTTCAACTTCATATTTCATTGCTTTTAAAGTTGATTTAATCATATACTTACCAGCAACATTGTTTTTAGTTATTGGTCTGTATAACATTGCTAATATCTGATTAAGATTATTTTCAGTGTCTTTACATAATGTGTCTAGGTCAATATATTCACCTATAGACATTTTAGACATATTTGAAAAACCATATTGTTTATCTTTCCATTCTATAATAGGATAAAACTCAGGCTGTATGTTTTTTAGAACCGTATTAAGCTCATTATAAACTTGTACTACCGCAGGTATATTCCATTTCATCACCTCTCGTGACTCATATCCTGTTAGTGCAGTTATAACGGCTACCATTTGTTCTACTTCATCTAATGAAGAAAGATGAGTTAACATTTTATAATGTTTAACCATCAAGTAGTCTGGAATGGTAATCTGTAATTTCATTGTTTATTATAAATATTAATCTGTAAGGGACTGCTGATAAAAGGCGTTTCGGGGCCTACTAAAGAAGTATAGAATATAAAAATAAAGTTAGATTATGATTTCGACCCCGAAGCCTTAAAAAATGTCACAAGCAGGGAAAATAAACACATATGGCTAAATACTAGACTAAAAAACCCTACTGCGCATCTATAAATATATTATCTTGGTCTTCAGTGTCCAAGTTATCTTCAGAAGAAGGAAGAAAAGTATCTACTACATCTTGGTACATTAAAAAACTCATTGTGTGACCATTGTCTTCAATGAATTTCATTGCTTGTT